ATCTATTGTTTTAGGAAAGTCTTTAGGAGAAGCTTTAAAGTCTGCAGTACAAAATGCTTTAGTAAATATATTAGCAACTCAAATTGAAATATTAATTAGAGAAGGATTAAAATTAGCTGGTCTTAAATTACAAACAGCAGAAATTATAAAACAAAATGCTTTACTATCTCAAAGACAAGCTATTGGTGGTGGTGATGATGGTGGATTATTTGGTTCTTTATTAAGTTTTGGAACTAGTTTATTTGGTGGTAGTGGTGGTGGATTTAATCCTGACATTGGTGGAATACCAGATACTTATGTAGGAATGGCAGAAGGTGGTTCTGTTAGAGGTGGTATGCCAATCACAGTAGGAGAACGTGGTAGAGAATTATTCATACCTTCATCAAATGGAACTATTGTACCAAACCATGATTTAGGTGGTGGAATGAATATAACATTTAATATTCAAGCAAATGATGTTAGAGGTATTAAAGAATTATTAATTGATAACAGAGCAACTATAATTAACCTAGTTAATCAAGGTGCTAATGCGAAAGGAAAATCTAATATAGTATGAGTGGCACATTCCCATCAAGTCCAGCACCAAGAGATGTAGCAATATCATCTAATCAAAATACTATTGTTACAACTACTGCATCTGGCAGACGACAAGCTAGACAAATAGATGGTCAAAAATTTAGATTAAGAATTAGATTTCCTGTTATGACTAGAGCAGAATTTGCACCTATTAATGCTTTCATAATGAAACAAAGATCTCAAATGGAATCTTTCCAATATGTTCCACCAACAATAGATGATTCTTTAGGGGTTGCTTCAGGTGTTATATCTGTAAATGGTGCTGTAAGTGCTGGTGCTACATCTTGCTCAATAGATGGTATGGCAAATAGTACATCAGGAGTATTTAAAGCTGGAGATTATTTTAGATTTACTGGACAGAATAAAGTTTATATGGTTGTAGCTGATGTTGATTCAAATGGTTCTGGTGCAGGAACATTAACTTTTGAACCACCATTAAGAGCAAACGTAGCTGATAATGCAGTTCTAATTTATTCTAATGTAGATTTTACAGTTGGTTTAACTGGAGATATTCAAGAATTTACTATTGGCACAGAAAACTATTTTCAATACGAAGTTGATCTTATAGAGGTATTGTAATGACTAGATCATTAAGTGCTTCGCTAATATCAGAATTAGAAACAAATAAACTTAATCCAGTTGAACTTGTTTATTTAGGTATTAGCACAGGAACTTATTATACAGATCATTATAAAAATTTAACATTTGATGGCAATACTTATACAGCTTCATCATTGTTTTTAGGAAGTTCTGAAGTTCAAGAAAACGCAGACGTTGCTGTAAATACATTATCACTTAAATTTTCAGGTGCAGATACAACAATAATTTCTTTATTGCTTAACAATAACTATATGAACAAACCTGCAAAAGTTTATAGAGGTTTTTTAAATGATTCTCAGGCATTAATAGCAGACCCATTTCTTTTATTTGATGGAAGAATATCTAGCTTTACTTTAGAAGAAAATGCAACAACATCATCTGTTAATGTAATTATAGCTTCACATTGGGCAGATTTTGAAAAGACTTCAGGAAGAAGAACAGCAGAAAATTCACAAAAACTTTATTTCCCAAATGACAAAGGTATGGAGTTTGCAAGTAAGACTGCACAAAGAATTAAGTGGGGTTCAGCTTAATGAATGACTTATATAGAACAATACATTTATTTAGACAGTTTCCTAAGTACGATAAATTATCTTATGAATTTTTAGCTAAGATGGTTACTCCATCAATTAACTTAGACCAATATCAAATACACAGAATAGGAAATCAAGATGTTGGATTTACTAACTGGGCATATCTAAGTGATAATGTTGAACAAAGATTTGTTTTAACTGGAAAGCTAAAAGACAATGAATGGAATTGTGGAGACAATATTTGGGTTATGAATGTATTAGCAAAAAGTAATTGTTTACAAATTATGAAATGGGTTAAGAATTATTTTAAAGATAAAATTGAAGTAAATGAATCTGTTAAATGGGTAAGACAAGATAATAACTTTCATATTTATAGAAAAGCAGAAAAGTTTAAAAGGGAGTTTCATATCTAATGGCTAAAGGTGCAATAGTATCAGCAATCATTCAATTCGTAATAACAACTGCGATAAGTTATATTATATCGCCTAAACCAAAAGCACCTAGACAATCTTCACAAGACGAAGCTAAAGGAACATTAGTAAATAAAGATTCTAACAACAATCCTATTCCTGTTATTTATGGAAAAAGACAAGTAGGATTAACTAGAGTATTTGTTGAAAGTTCAGGAACAGATAACCAATATCTTTATGTAGCTGGAGTATTATGCGAAGGTGGTGGGGCAGGAATTACTGCAATAGATGAAGTTTATGTAGATGACAAACTAGTAACATTTGATGGTTCATTAACAGATGGAACTATAAGAGGAGTATCTAGTGGAGATGCTAACTATTATAAAGGTGGAGAATCTTTAATATCTATTCAAACATTTTTTGGATTAGACAATCAATCAGCTTCTTCTTTGCTTGACGAAACAACTAACTGGACTTCAGATCATAAACTTTCAGGATTAGCTTATGTTGCTTTAAGGTTTAAATGGAATCAAGATGCTTTTAATGGATTACCTGAAGTTAGAGTAACTGTTAGAGGTAAAAAGATTTATGACCCTAGATTAGATTCTACTAAAGGTGGTTCTGGTTCACATAGACAAGATACAGCTTCTACTTGGGCTTATTCTGCAAACTCATCATTAGTTCTTTTAGATTATTTAAGAAATAGCAGATATGGAAAAGGATTACCCAATGATGCCTTTGAAACTAATTATGATACATTTAAGACTTCTGCAAATACCTGCGACACACAAGTTACACCTTATTCAGGTGCTACAAGCGACATTAACTTATTTGAAACAAATGCAGTTATAGATAGTGAAAAAAAGGTATTAGAGAATGTAAGAGAACTCTTAGTACCTATGAGAGCAATCTTTAATTACACACAAGGTAAATACAAAATTATTATTGAAGGTTCAGGAAGTTCACAATTACTATTAACTAAAGATAATGTTGTAAGCGAAGTTAAATTACAAGGTGAAAGCAAATCTGAAAAGTATAACCGAGTTATAGGAACATTTACAAACCCAGAAAAAGATTATCAATCAGATACAGTTTCTTTTCCACCATTTGATGATTCAGCATTACCAGTAGAAGATCAACACGCAACAATGCTAAGTGATGATAACAATACTTTACTTGAAAGAAGTTTTGATATGCTTCAAGTGACTAGTCCATATCAAGCTGAAGAAATTTGCGAGAACATATTAAAGAGATCAAGAAACAATTTAAAAGCAGAAGTAACAGTAACTTCAGAAGCACTTAATTTATCTATTGGAGATATAGTAACAGCTACTTACGACACAGCAGGTTTTAGTGCCAAACCTTTTAGAGTTATGTCTTTAGCTATTAATTCAGATTCAACAGTAACTTTAGGATTAGAAGAACATCAAGATAATTTTTATACTTGGGAATCAAAATCAGTAGCATCAACAATAGCTGATACTATTTTACCAAATCCATTTTCAGTATCTGCACCAGCTTCAGTTACATTAGACGATCAACTAATTGAATATTCAGACGGAGTTGTTATTACTGCTTTAGATGTAACTATTGGTGCATCACCAGATTCTTTTGTGGACTACTATCAAGTTGAATATAAACTAAGCACAGATACAGATTACATTATTCATGGACAAGGTAGAGGATTAACTCAAAGAATATTAAACGTGGTAGATGGATTAATTTATAACGTAAGAGTAAAAGCATTTAATACATTAGGAGTTAGTTCTACTTATACTTCTGCAACAAGAACTATTGTTGGTGGAACAGCTTTACCTAGTGATGTTGAAGATTTTGCTTGTAACATAGTAAATCAAGATGCACATTTATCTTGGCAACAAATACCAGATTTAGATTTGGCTTATTATGCTATTCGTTTTTCTACATTAACAACTGGTGCTACTTGGATTAACTCAGTTACATTAGTTGAAAAGGTTGCAAGACCAGCCACATCAATTACAGTTCCAGCAAGAGTGGGTTCTTATTTAATAAAGGCAGTAGATAAAGCAGGTAATTTATCTGTTAATGAAGCAATTATATCTACAAGTTTATTAGCAGTTGGTAACTTTAATGCAATTACAACACAAACAGAATCACCAACATTCACAGGAACTAAAACTAATTTAACTTTATCTGGTGGAGAATTAAGACTTACATCTTTAGCAAGTGAAGGCATTTATTTATTTTCTGCACCAATAGATTTGGGTGGAACATTCAGTTCAAGAGTAACTGCAACAATTACACAATATGCAGAAGATCCCACAGATTTATTTGATAGTGGTAGAGGATTTACACTTTTTGATGATGCAACAGGTTCATTTGATGGTAACGCACCAGCATTTACTAATTCACATTTAGAAATTGCTACATCTACTGACAACATAACTTATACTTCATTTAGAAATTTTGTTGTTGGAGATTACACAACTAGATATTATAAATTTAGAATGAGATTAACTTCTTTAGATGGAGTTTCTACTCCAGTTATTACAGCATTATCAGTTACAGTAGATATGCCAGATAGAATATTTAGTGGAAATGATATTACTTCAGGAACAGGAACATACTCAGTTGCCTTTACTTTACCATTCTATTCTGCTAATTATGCAGTTGGTATTACAGCACAAGGAATGGCAACAGGAGACTATTTCTTGCTAACATCTAAATCCACAACAGGATTTAACGTAGCTTTTAAAAATAGTTCTGGTACTGGAATATCAAAAAGTTTTGATTATATAGCTAAAGGTTATTAGATAGATTATGGCACAACACGATTATATTATTTCAAATGCTACATTCCCAGCAGTAAGAACAGATATTAATAACGCATTATCAGCAATCCAAACAACAAATTCAGGAACATCAAGACCAACTGGTGCTGTCGCTGGTCAGCTTTGGTTAGACACAACTTCTGCAACTACACCTACATTAAAATATTATGATGGTGCTGATGATATATCTTTAGCAACTATTGACCATGTAGGTAACACAGTAAATTGGTTAGACTCAACAGTATCAATTACTGGACTATCTACAACTGCAACATCAACAGTTTTAACACTTTCAGACTCTGCAAATACAACAACAGTAAATTTAATTATAGATAATCAAAAAGAAATTCGCTTTAGAGAAACAACTGCTAATGGAACAAACTATGTAGCATTAAAAGCACCAGCTAGTGTTAGTGCTGATTTAACTTTTACATTACCTGCAACTGATGGGACATCTGGTCAAGTTCTTCAAACAAATGGAAGTGGAGTTTTATCTTTTACAACAGTAACATCAGATGGAACTGCTGATTGGGACACAACTGTTAAAACAACAGGATTTACTGCAACTGCTAATAAAGGATATTTTTGTAACACTACTTCTTCTGCTTTTACAGTAACATTACCAGCATCACCAAGTGCTGGAGATGAAGTTATAATTTTAGATTATGCAGGAACTTTTGATACAAACGCACTTATTATTTCTCCTAATGGAAACAAAATAGAAGCTGGAACAGCTAGTTTACAATTAACTGGTGAAAGAGAAGGTGCAAGATTAGTTTATATAGATTCAACACAAGGTTGGTTAGCTTATTCAGGTATTAATGAAGGAACAGATGCTTTATCAGAAATTCCTTTATCAGTAGAATATTTAATAGTAGGTGGTGGAGGAGGTAATGGAGAACCATCTCCAGGTGCATATAGAGGTGGTTCAGGAGGTGCTGGTGGATTTCGTACTAGTACAACAACTTTAACAAGAGCAACTAATTATTCAGTTACTATTGGTGCTGGTGGAACAGGAGGGAATGGTTCTGGTGTTCCGGGTTCTTCAGGAGGTAACACTACTGCTATTAGCATAACATCTGCTGGTGGTGGTAAGGGTGGTAACTTTCCTTCTACTGGTACAGCAGGAGGTTCTGGGGGTGGAGGAGGTTCTGCTCCATCAGGAGGAAATGCTGGTGGTGCTGGAAACACTCCAAGCACATCTCCAAGTCAAGGTAATAATGGAGGAACAAGTAGTATTAATGATGGTGGTGGAGGAGGAGGTGCTGGGGCTGTTGGAACAACATCAACAGGTGGTGCTGGTACAGCTTCAAGTATTACTGGTTCTTCTGTTACTTATGCTAAAGGTGGAAGTCAATCTGACTTAGCTGGTACTGCAAACACAGGTAATGGTGGTGGTTGTAATGGAAGTTCACAATATGCAGGTATTTCAGCAGGTGGTTCTGGTATTGTAATTTTTAAATATTCAGACATTTTTACTATTTCAAATCCAGGTGGAGGTTTAACACTTTCAACAACCACTTCTGCACCTAATAAAATAACATCAATTACTGCTGGGACAGGTAACGTACAATGGAATTCATAAGGATATAATATGGCACATTACGCATTTTTAGATGAAAACAATATAGTAACACAAATTATAGTTGGTAAAACTGAAAGCAATTTTGATTGGGAACAACAATATGGTTTATTACATGGACAACTTTGTAAACGTACCTCTTACAATACTCATGGTGGAATTCATCAATTAGGTGGAATACCATTTAGAAAAAATTACGCAGGAATAGGTTATACTTACGATCAAACAAGAGATGCTTTTATTCCACCTAAACCTTACAATAGTTGGGTATTAAACGAAGATACTTGTAGATGGGAAGCACCAGTTAATAAACCAACAACAGAATTAGAAAAAAATCAGTATTATTCTTGGAA